AGTTCAAGTCGAACCCGTGGGTGATCGTAAGGCTCAACAAGGCAGCAAAAGAGGTCAACGGCAGAGGGCCGCTTGCCGATGCGCTGCCGGACATCAAGACGATCAACAAGATGGTTGAGCTGGTGCTGCGGAATGCGGCGCTTGCCGTCTCTGGGGTCTGGACCGGCGTCGACGATGGCGTAATGAACCCGGACACTGTGAGGATCACCGCTGGATCTGTGATCTCAGTCAGTCGTAACCAGGGTCACCCGGCTGGCCCTTCGCTGGCACCGCTTGAGCGTCCGGGAGATTTCGACGTGGCGCAGCTGGAGCATGAGCGTTTATCGATGTCGATTAAGCAGTGCCTGCTCGATGAGTCATTGCCGCCTATGACCGGCGCAGTCAGGAGCGCGACCGAGATTGTCGAGCGCATCAAGGAACTGGCCCAGGACATGGGGGCCAACTTTGGCCGACTGATCGTTGAGGGCGTGGTGCCGATCATGCAGCGCGTTATCGATATCCTGTCAGAGTGGGCGCTGATCAATATGCAGGGCGTCAAGATCGGGGGGGCTGCGGTCAAGCTGACAGTGACCTCGCCGCTCGCGCAGATCCAGAACCTGGATGATATTGAGAAGATCGTCAAGACGATTGAGTTATCTTATGCACTGGTCGGCAAAGAACTAACGATGCGCGTCATCAAGGTTGAGGAAGTTGTTGGGCGCATAGCAGAAAAGCTTGGATTCCCAGCGGATTTGGTGCGCGATGAGACAGAGCGCGGAGAACTGGATCAGATGGTTGCTCAAATGCTCGCAAGTCTCCAGAAAGAGGAGGGAGCGGGTGCTGTGGCAGAGCAGATGAAGGGAGTAGGGCAACCGGTAATGGCAGGGCAGGCGGCGTAAACAGGAGGATATCATGGCAGGCGAGATACCAACCGGCGAAGGCTGGGCGTGGTTTGACGAGGCAAAGGCAGCAGTTGAGAAGGAGAGGCAGCGCAAGGGAGAGGCGAGGGAAGCAACCAAGTTGGCCTTCGAGGCCTGCTTCTCGTCCCCGGCTGGTCAGGTGGTGCTGGATTACATGAAGGATTGGATAGAAATGGCAGAGGGTTTCGACCCTGCGCTGGGCTTCTACAATGGCGCCGCGCAAGGGTTTTATCGCGAGGGGATGCGTCGGCTGTTTAAGTTCCAGGCCGGCCTGGCGGATCCAAAAAGAAGATTAGAGGAGGATAGTTGAGATGGGCGCAACATTGATGGATTTAGGCACAGACGAAGCCGAAACCGAAGAGCAACCGGTTGAAGCACAACAGGGTCAGGGCGATGTTCAAGAGGGAACCTCCGACACGCCTGTCTCTCCCGAAGGGGATCGCCCTGACTTCATTCCAGAGAAGTTCTGGGATCCAGAGTCACATCAGCCGAGGCTGGAGGAGCTGGCGAAGTCGCAGCGGGATTTCGAGACAAAGTACCGCAACAGGGAAGGAACAAAAGTAGAGGATCCAGGGGATTATGAGTACAGCGTCCCGGAAGGCTCCGAGCATTTACTGATTGCCGGTGAGGATGGAGAAGAAGATCCGCTAATAACCGGATATAGGGATTTCGCGCACAAGTCAGGAATGAGCGCAGAGATGTTCCAGGCGTCAATCGAATGGTACTTGAAGAGCGGTTCAGAACTCGCGCCGCCGATGGATCCAGCCGCAGAGGTTGAGGCAATGGGTCCGCAGGGTCAGGCTAAGGTCAACATGCTGTCCGCGAAGACTCGCCAGCTGGTGGACAGTGGTGTGCTGACAGATGAAGAGCAGGCGACTTTCATCGACATGTGGAACGACGCCGCATCAGCAACTGTGATGCACAAGATCCTCTCCTCGATGGGTGAGCAGTCGATACCGAACTTCGAGAGCGACTCCAGCAAGGTGTCTGATATCGAACTCGACTCGATGTACCAGGAGACCTACGAGGACGGGCCATACAAGGGGCAGCGCAAGTACGCCGTGGATTCAAACTTCAAGGCAAAAGTGGATAAGCTTTATGCCAAGCGGTACGGGAACGATCCTGGCCGAACATCAGTGCCGATAGGCGGATCAAGTTAACGACATTATTTGACGGGTAAGCACTTACTAACTAAACTTAGTTTTGAATGTAGCATCAAGGGCCAATCCTAAGTCGGACCCCTCGACACCGGAAGCAGACCGGCGGCAGGTCGCGAACCGTTAGCGGCAAGTCGAAGACCCCTCTCATGGGCTTATCTTCAGGCGAAAGGTAATCAACTTTCAATCTGGAGAATAGGCTCATGAGTATTCACCTAACCGCCGCCCAGATCCAGCAGTTTGACTCCGATGTCAAGCATGCGTACCAGGGATCAGGCAAACTCCGCCCAACCGTCCGGGTAAAGACCGGCGTCGTGGGCAATCAGCACAAGTTCCCAACGATGGGCAAAGGCATGGCAACTGCGCGAGTTCCGCAGACCGACGTTGTGCCGATGAACATCTCCCATGCGCGAGTAGCTGCCACTTTGGCAGACTGGAACGCACCAGAATACACCGACATCTTCGACCAGCAAAAGGTCAACTACGAAGAGAAGCAGCAGCTGGCAACCGTCATCGCCTCGGCCATCGGTCGGCGCGAAGATCAGATGCTGATCGACATCATGGATGCCGCTGGCGCGACTCAGATCGCCACGACCGTAGGTGGTGCTGGCACCAACCTGAACACCGCCAAGTTCCGCGCCTGTAAAAAGGAAATGGACAAAGACGGTGTGCCGCAGTCTGATCGCCACATCGCCATCCACGCCAACAACCTGTATGGACTGCTTGGTGATGCGGACGCCTCGACGTTCGACAAGAACGCCATCAAGGCGCTCGTTGACGGTGAGATACAAAAGTGGCTTGGCTTCAACATCATCGTGATTGAAGATCGCGACGAAGGCGGCCTGGCTATTCCGTCAACCAGAACCACGCTTGCCTATCATGGCGGCGCAATGGGCGGTGTTGGCTTGGCGGTTGGTATCGACTTCCGAACCGAGATCAACTACATCGCAGAGAAAACCTCCTGGTTGTGCAACGGGCTGTTTTCCGCTGGGGCTGCTTCTATCGATGTCAACGGCATCGTCGAAGTTCTCTGCACTGAATAAGGGAGGCTGAAATGGCTTTTGTACTTGAAAACCTAAACCCAATCGGTGGTCAGTCTAACCGTATCGACACGCTCACCGCTGGTTCACTCGGCACTGGAGGACCGTCTGTTTGGTCGTATGTAACCGAAGACGCCCACGCAACAGTTGACGGCGCTGGCTATTTCAACAACGCATCGAGTCTGCTCGCAGTTGGGGATATGATCGACGTAGTTGTGCTGGCTAGCGGAGCACCAACCACTTATGGACGGCACCTGGTTAACGCCAATGCCTCCGGCGTGGTGGACACGACCAACGTAACTGTAGGCCTGATGACCGATTCCGACTAATCCTCGTGCTCTGCCAAGAGCATTTCAGGGAGGAGGGTCTCCTCCTCCCTTTTTTTAGGAGACACTAATGGCAGCAGACATTTTCACAGTTGTTGCAGACCTCGGAATGGAGCGGTTTGAGTACGCCGCTTCTGACGCAGGAACGACAACTAACGGCATACTTATCGAGGTCGACACAGACTCAGCAGCAACCGATACGCCAAAGACGAAAGGCGAACTGATTGAGATGCTGGAGCGGCTGATCGAGTTCATCCGGGAAAACGATTACCCGCCCGCATAAGGAGCCAGAATGACAACCTGCGTCAACGTCACAAACAAGGCGCTGGCGCTTCTGGCGCTAGATCCTATCGCCGCCACTGTCATTAGTAGCGGCATCACCACCTCTGATCCTGATTCGAGAGGCATCACACACGCAAACGTAGACGACGATGACCTGTCTACTGGCAACGCCACTTCGACAGAGATACAGGAACTCAACCCATACACGATAGTTCACTTCGACCTTGGGGCAGAGAAAAATCTCGCCTATATCAATATCTATGGGCTGAAGTTATCCGCAGGCTCGTCGGATGAGTTCTACCTGCAGTATTCTAACGACGACACCTATTGGCACCCATTCGGCAGGCACCTCGATGTCGATACAACCGCACGACTATTCATCCGTAATGGGCCGATCACAGCTCGCTATCTGCGTCTAGCGCGGGTGGGATCGACGGACCTGGACGATGCCGTTGCCACCCTGGCTGAGATTGATGTCTATGAGTACGGATCCAATGACAAGGACGACACTTGCCGGACCCTCTATGACATCTGCCGTGGCGGCGTGTTCGCGCACCATGCTTGGCGCAAGGGGATGTTCAAGAAGAGGCTGACAAAGTTGTCTTCGACGCCGGTCAACGAGTGGGACTACGAATACGAGCTACCGGCAGACATGGAGACATCCGGCCCCAGGGCACTCTTCAGGTCATCAGGAGACCGCAGGCCAGACAAGGACTGGGAGCTATTCTCCGGGAAACTCCTCTGCAACTACGACACGGTGACCGACTCGAACGGAAATTACACCTCTGGCGTATACGTGGACTACCAGGCGCAGATCGATGAAAGCGAGTTACCGGCGCATGTCATGCAACTGCTGGTGCTTGCGCTCGCATCACTGCTGGCCGAGCCGCTGACCGATCAGACCTCTAAGAAAGAGACGTGGGAGCGTCAAGCATGGGGCAGTCCGAGCGATGAGGGGGCCGGAGGCTACAGCCGTCAGGCAAGGCGCATTGAGTCTCAAAATAAGTCGTCTGAAGCGATAGTTGATCACTCATTGGTAGAAGTTCGATATGGGCCGTAATACCCACACATTCCAAAGCTCCTTCACTTCGGGAGAACTGGATCCATCGCTTGCTGCGCGTGGGGATGTGAAGTTCTACTATAACGGGTGCGCGGAACTGGATGACTTTGAAGTGATCCCGCAGGGAGGAATTACGCGCCGCCCTGGCACCGCCAACATTGGCAAGCTTGCTGGAAATGTTTTCGACTACGCATCCGACACAGAATCTGTTTTTGTCTTGCAGGCCACTGGAACGCCTATCGGCTCTTTTCCTGAACTGGCAGAGCTTTTCGACGGAATAACAGCAACCGCACACCGCGATAATGTAGTAACCGGGCTTGGCGGGCCGGAGTATGGCGGCAAGGACTGGGGGGTAGGAAACACCAAGATCATCCTCAGCGCTCAGATTTATGTGCTCAGAATACCCGTAGTACTAGGCGCTTATTTCGTTCTTCAAGGCAGTACTGACAACTTCTCTGCGTCCATCGTTGACCTTGGATCTCTCGGCTGGCTACCGGCAGAGGGCGAGCAGGCGAGCGGCGGGTATACGATAACCGCGACAGATATATCGACCGCGTACAGATACCACAGGGTAAAGTGTATCAATGCGGCAGGGGAGGAAAGCTACGAGGTAGCAGAGATTTATTTCTGCGAAAAGAATCAGCTCGGCGGGTACGCGGCATCAACCACAAACGGCGGTACAGCCGCCAACGCTGTTGATGGAAGCAACAGTACCTACCTCACAAACACCACCAACCTGAGTACTACTGACGATTATGTTGTGGTGACCGTTGATCTCGGAGAGGCTAGGAGTGTTCGCTTTGTCGATGCGGTAAACATCTATTTGTCTAACGCAACGGTCGAAGAGTGCAACGAGTTCAACATAGAGTATTCCGACGACAACTTCTCCTCTGATGTGAATGTTTTTGGCAGTAAACTTCCAGGCATCACATCGTCTAAAATCAAGTACAGGGTCGAAGCATCGGACAGGGAGCCTGTAAGCGCACGATACTGGAGGCTGATCCGTAACGGCGCAACAGACATGGGGACCACCAAGCCTGGGATTGGGGAACTGAGGTTCCGGATAGACCTTGGAACTGTTGGAAATACTCGGCTTATACCTTTTGAGTTCAACACCGAGCAAACCTACATAATGGCGGCGTCTGATAGAAATATCGCGGTTGTTAAGGACGGCGTTGTGATCGCGAACATTCCTATTCCACACGCCAGTTCGGAACTGCTTACGCTTAACTGGACGCAGAGCGCAGACACAATCATTTTTGTCCATGAGAACCATGCGCCGCTGCAGGTCCAGCGCGACTCTGACAACGACAGAATCTGGAACGTAAGCACCTTTGATTTGACGTATGTCCCAAAATACGACTTCGTGCCGACGATCACCTCATATACCGGGAGCGATGACTACATCACGCCGAACGCGAAGGAAGGATCAATAAGCCTTACGCTGGCATCATCATCAGGCTTGTCGTGGAGCACTGCAACGCATGTCGGCCAGATAGTGGATGTTAATGGTGGGCTTGCCAGGATCACCAAAAGACAGAGCGCCACGGTCGCGCTCGCTGTTGTTATCATCCCGATGTACACGACCGACCAGGACACCAGCTGGGATCTGCTTGGGGGCTATGAGGACGTGTGGAGCGCCTCACGCGGATGGCCAAAGAGCTGCTGCTTCTTTGAGGGAAGGCTCTGGTTCGGAGGGTCGCTGAAGCGCCCGCATTCGCTTTGGGGTTCCAGGGTTGAGGATTTCGGCAACTTCGATACCGGGCAGGGGCTGGCAGACGAGGCGGTCGTTGTGACGCTCGATACTGACCAGATAAACGAGATCACGCAGGTATTCCCTGGACGTGACCTGCAGGTCTTCACGAGCGGCGCCGAGTTCTATCTGCCGCAACCACTGGGCGAGCCAATCACCTCGGAGACAATCCAGGTCAAGCGAGAGACCTCGCGAGGATCAAAGAAGGGCTTGCGGGTATCAGAGGTCGAGGGCGGAACGATATTCATCCAGCGCGGAGGCAAGGGCGTTCGCGAGTATCTCTACAACGAGGTCGAGCAGTCCTACAATGCCGACAATATATCTTTGCTGTCGTCTCACCTTATCGAGGGGCCGGTGGACTTTGCGATCCGCAGGGCGAACGAGACGAACGAGGCAGATCAGATCCTGATTGTTAACTCGGACGGATCAATGGCGGCATGCTCGACACTGCGCTCGCAGGATATTACGGCCTGGACACCGTGGCAGTTGAAGAACGCAAAGACAACGAATGTGGCTGCCTTGAGAGGATCCCCTGCCGCCCAGGAAACGACCATCTCCTGCGACGGGACAACTACGAGCGTTGCCGTCGCCGAGTTCGATATCGACAACCCTGTATACGTGATCAATGAGCGCACGATTGATGGCAGCACCGATCGGTACATCGAGGTGCTTGTCGGGACAAGGCTGTCAGACTTTGGGGTATTGGACACAATCGCAGAAACCAATCTTCAGCAGGCTATTCCGCAAATTGCCAGCGCAGCTCACCTTGAGGGGGAGACTGTTGCTGTGTTTAAAAATGGATTCTATGTTGGATCAACAACGATAAGCGGAGGATACACGACCGACCTGTACGACGTAACAGAGGACGACGAGTGGGAGATCGGATATGCCTGGATGCCGTCAGGGAAGACGATGCCGGTCAACCTTGATGTCGAGGGCGGATCGATACGTGCCAGGAAGAAGAGGGCGGTCGAAGCGACGTTCTTTGTGGAGGACTCAGACAATCTGGAATGCAACGACAATACGCAGACTGTTGCCGCAGACACCACTGGCCAGATCGCGTTCCAGGCGCTGAGGGAGTATAACAAGGACGGACAGGTTCAATTTACGCAGACGGTGCCGGGTAAGCTCACGATCCTGGCCATAGACTTGGAGGTTAGCTTCTGATGGGAGGCGTGGTATTAGGAACTGCAGCGGCAGCCGGTGCCGCCGGCGCCGGAGCCACCGCTGCAACAGCAGCAACTTCTGGGCTATTCGGCATTGGCGGCGCTTTCAGCGCGATGCAAACGCTATCAACTATCGGCACTGTCTTTTCGCTAATGAACACCCTGAGATCAGGCTCTGCCGAATATCAGGACTACAACACTCAGGCCGACTGGGAGCGGGCAAAGCAGGCAAACGAGCGAGTATCTGACGCGCAGCGACGGATATCTGTCCGGGAGAGACTGGCCAGGGTGAATGCACAGAACTTCGCCACCTATGCGGCCAGGGGCATCCAGCTTGAAGGATCACCGATGTCTGTCACTGAAGAATCAGAAAGGCAGGCCGCAAGGGAACTGGATATCTCGCGCTACAACGCAGATCAAACGATAGAGTCGAGCAAGGGGCAGGAGTCGTCGTATAAGTCACGCGGATACGCTGCCAGAGCAAGCAGCAAGAGCAGGGCAGCAGGGGCCGCATTTGGGCTTGGCGCCAAGCTGTATGATCGCGGAGTCATCTGATGCCGATCAAGAACTACCTGTCTAATGCATCGATTGCCGGAATCCGCGCGCCAGACGCAAGGACCGGCAGAGCCGAGATGTACAACACCTTCGCGCAGACATTCGACGAGATGTCGCGCACGGCGGATGAGTTTGCGGCAAGGCACCTTGGCGAGAAGCAGGAGAAGGCCGCGCTGGAGGCGGTGAAGGCGGGAAACTTCAAGCCGCTGGAGGCAAAGGGACGCTCCTCAGTGATGCTGTACAACAAAATCGGCATCGCGGCAGAAGCGGCAAGGCTCGATAGTCAGATCACTAACGCGGTGCGAGAGACCGCAGCGAAGCACCCGAAAGATGTTAAGAAGTTCAATACGGAGATCGAGCATGTCAGGACGAAGATGCTCAAGGATATGGATATTCGCCTATCCGGCCCCGCGAGCCTGAAGTTCGACAACCTGACCGCTCAGGTCGAGACGAATATCAACGCTGGGCTGATCAAGGAACAGCGAGAGAAAGACGGCGCAACGCTCTCGTTCTCTGCGCTGGAGATGGTAGACGAGGCCAGCAGACAGTCCTATACAGGCAACATAGATACGGCAGCAGCACTGCTCAGTCGCGCTAATCAAATCAGGTCTGGGCTTGTTGCTTACGGGTACGATCCGGATTCTCTCTTAAAGCGCGGGAGCGAAGCGCAGGAAATGATGGTGATGTCGTTCATGAAGGGAGAGTTCGACAGAACGCTGGCAACCAACCCAATGGGCGCAATGAATTACATCAGCGGCGTCAGGGCTGACGGACAGAACCCGAACAACCGTGATCTGACGACCGATAACAGGGAAAAAATTATTAGGTGGATGGAGTCCAGAATAAAGGACGTTAACACCGAGGGCGACAGGCAGGAGGAGAAGTACGACAAGTATGTGAAGGAGCGCCAGAAGATGGCCACTGCGGTTCGGATAGGTCCGGCGCTACAGGGCAGGCTGTCCCAGTTTGCACTGGATAGCGATCTTGAGAAGGGCGTCATCGGGCCAGAAGGGTATACGACTCTCAGCAAGATTAACGACAGCAACCGGAACGCCGAGGACGACGACCGAGCAATAGCTCTTCTGAAGATGTGGACAAGGACAGATACCGCACCGCCGGAGGAGGTTGCACTGGAAGCCCTGAAGCTAGTTGCTAATGGCCAAATGACGCACACCACATACGAGGGATTTATCGACGACTTGCAGACCGGAAAATTCACCGAGCTATCCAGGAACTACACGCACAAGCGCAACCTGACCAGGATCAGGGACTTGGCTGTTCGTGGAGGGGTTGCCGCCAGGTGGGATACCGGCGCCGCTACCCGCAAAGACCAGTTCCAGCAGGAGTATATGCAGCGGATCGAGAACAAGGAGGATCCGAAGCAGGTCATGGCAGACCTTATTCCTAAACTGCAGGGGTACGACGCTCAGAACGAAGAGGAGGTCATGCCGGTCTGGATTAAGCTTAAGTCTGAGCATGAGGTCGATATCGAGCAGACAAAAGAGTACCTTGAAAGACAGGTGGATGAAGACAACTATTCCGACCAGCAGTACGAAGACGCGATCAATGAGATGAATCGGTGGTCAGGGAAACTGACAGACATGCAGCAGCACATTATGGACGGGGGCAAGTGATGGAAATGGACCCGGTCGCACCCTCGTTTATCGAAGAGCCTGATGTTCAGCAGGACACGAACGCCGTTGCTCCATCCCGGGTGGCTCAAGACCTGCCGGACAATTATATGGAAAGCTACAGCCAAACGATCTACGACCGGGAAAAGTACAACATGCCAGGAGCGCAGGCGCGTCGTGCTCTTGAATCCAAGAGAATGAAGATGGAGCAGGCTGGAGCACCACCGCCGGAACCGGTGACTGTCTCATCGCTGTGGGCGCAGCCTGAGCCATCAGAAGTGCCTGACATTGAGGGCATCGAAGCAAAATACGCAGCCGAGGGGCCGGTCGGCCCGCAGGACATGGGCCAGGAGCAATTGCCGTCAGAGGCGCTGGGGTCAATGGTATCTGACGCTGTTGGGGATATCGCTCGTCCGTTTATTGAAAATAACCCTGCCACACGCGCTGTGCTGGGAGCTGCTGGCGATTCGGTAGGCCAGACTGCCGAGACTATCAACGAGATGGTGGTTGCCGCTGGCGGCGCTCCTATGTTCGAGCCGGGATCCTTCCCGCAGGTTCCAAAGGGCGATAGCACGGTCGAGAATGTCGTGCGCGGGATCGGTTCCTTTATGATCAACTTTGCCGGGGCAGGCGGATTTGCTCAAGGCGCCACCACTGCCACCCGGATGCTGTCCGGCGCGGTAGCTGATGCGCTCTTCGACCCAGAGGAGGGCAACCTTGCAACATTCCTGAAAGAACTGAACGTCGAGAATGAGCTGGTTGATTGGCTTGACTCTAAAGTCGGAACAGATGCCAGCGCAGAAGAGAGACTGATGTCCAGGCTGAAGACCTCGCTGGAGGGCGGCGCTATCGGCGGCGCGTTCGATATGGCGTGGGAGGCCTTCAAGTACATTAAGGCCAACAAGGAAGAGATCATGTCCCGCATGGGCGAACTTGGCACTGGTCCGGCCCCAGGATCCCCGGCAGCACAGCTGGGCATGGTGTCGTTCCATGGTTCGCCGCACAAGTTCAGGCATTTTGATCTCTCAAAGGTGGGCACTGGAGAGGGCGCTGCAGCGTATGGGCATGGAGTCTATTTGGCAGAGAACCCAGAAACCGCAAAAGTCTACGCCGACGTATTGGGTAGGATGCATGGAGGCTCAGACCTGACCGGCAAGGGAGTTCTGAACAGGATGTTTGAGGACAGACCGTTTGATAAACAAGAGGCTATTGACGAGATAACCAGCAGAAGAGACTTTGTTGTCGAAAGCAACCCAGAAGACACTGGGTTCATCAAAAAAATGGACGAAGCCCTTCAATTGATCGACGAAGGATACACGCCAGACCTGAAGGGCAACATTTACGAAGTTGAATTGCCGGATAAAGATGTTGAGGAAATGCTTGATTGGGACATGCCGGTAGAGTGGGAGTCGGGTCTAGGGCAAAGGCTGGCAACAGCAGCAGAGGACGCAGGGCTGGATGTTGATGACTTAAAAGATATATTGGGAGCGCCAGGATCTGGGTACGAAGGAGAGCCAGAAGATGGCAGAGCAGTATATCAGTGGCTGAGTGCATCGCTTGGCGGTGACGATCTGAGCGACAAGAAAGCCAGCGAGTTCTTAAGGGATGAAGTGGGAATTCCAGGCATTAAATACCTTGACCAAGGCAGCAGGTATGGTGAGGGTGAGTCGCGCAACTTCGTGGTATTCGACGAAAGCCGACTAAAAGTCCTCAAGCGCAACGACGAGAAGATCGGTCCTGTTGTCGAGCCACCTCCGGCGCCGACTCCAGGAAAACGAATCTCCACCCGCTTCCCCACCGCCAAGACATCGAAAGAGAACCCGCTCGAATCTGACCTGCAAGTAAGTCTTGAGATCTCGAGGTCAGAGCCTGAGAAGTTCAAGACCAACGTACAGCTGCTGGGCGAATACACCCCGGTAAGAGACTTCGATACCCCAGAAGAGGGGGCGGAGCAATACGTCGAAATGGCGCAGAGAAACCTGGAATTCCTGTTCGACTCAGTCCCAGGAGAGATTAGAGAACGGTCGCGCCACTGGTATGTGGGGGCCAACAGGCTGGCGACAGAGGCGACCGGTCGTTATGGCACCAGCATTGAGTCTGCGTCAGGCGTATATGCCGCGCTGTCTCCGCAAAAGGACTGGTTCATGAATGTCGCGCTTGGCGACACTTTGATGGACATCATATCAAGCAAATCAGATGCGCCGTGGTCAAGGGAGATGGCAAGCAAAGCCAGGTCGATCTACACCTCCCCGGCACAGCGTTCATTGCTTGCCAAAGTTGAGGGAAGGTCGCTGGCCGAACTGGTAAATCCACTTGAGCGGGCAGCCTGGATCAGGCTATTTGATGAAACATATAGTAACAGGGCGTATAATATAATCACCCCGGAAGGAACCAGGGGTGAGGTTGTGACGACAAAATACGGCAATCCGGCGACATACATGTGGTCGTCTAACGCAATGATCGCAAATGCCGTAAAAGCATTCGACCATCAGGATTTCCACGAAATATCACGGGCGATGGGCATGCAGCATAAGGTTAGGAATTTTTACAACAACATAGTGGATCCAAACGCCCAAAGTGGGGACGTGACAATGGATACGCATGCTGTTGCAGCGGCACTGATGCAACCATTTTCCGGGAACGACATCGCAGTAGCACATAATCTTGGGTCAACACCGAAAAAGAAGTATGGGGCCAGAGGCCCAGCGAATAGCGATATTACGGGAATGAAAGGCACCTATCCTTTCAACGCAGAAGCGTACAGGCGAGCAGCGCAGAGCAGGGGCGTCCTGCCGAGGGAGATGCAGTCGATTACCTGGGAGGCAATACGCGGGCTGTTCAACAACAAATCTGCTAAGGTTAGAGATGCCGCCAATTCTGTTTGGCTGAAGTACAAGAACGGGATGATGGAGCAGGAAGAGGCACAGGCAAAGATTTTAAAGATAGCAGGAGGGATAAATGTTCCAGCATGGGCAGAGTGAAGAGCTAGATATGGGTGTCCGGTGGATGATGGAGAACGGAGTCGAACTGACCCGGCAGAACTGGATTGACATCATGCACAACGAAGGGCTGCCGGAAGACTTTTCAGACGATGACTATCCGCCTGAACTGAAGAAGGCCAGGAAGTCTGGCGGCAGGAAGTTGGTGGTTAATCGCGGCTCAGATAAGCTTATAGAGTCGGTTGAGATTTTACAAACTGAGGCATAAATAAATGGCAACATATAATGAAATCGCAGATCTTCTTCTTAATGAGGACTGGGGTATTTTCCTACAGAAAGTTACTGTAGCATGCGCTGTAAAGGCTACGGAGATAATTAATTCTACCACGCCTGGAGCTACAGCATTGGAGTGGGCGCAGTCAACTATACAGGCCCCTAAGCTTGCTGCTAAGGATCTAGTGTTCTACGTAGTAGCTAGTAATAAATCTGCTACTATTTCTCAGATTGTAGCGGCCACTGATACTGCTGTGCAGACTAATGTAGATACGGCTGTTGATGCGCTGTACGGAGTCTAATAATGGCTAATGATGCAATCATGAAGTTTGGGTCAGCTACTACAGTTATTAGCCACGCTGCTGCTTTGGGCGATGGAGCTAATACGTATAGTG